TAACTGAGCTCCACCAGATAGTAATCCTGTTAAATCTACAGCCATTAGAATGTACCCCCATCAATAAGATTAGCTGTTAAAGTCCCTGTTACGTTTAGCGTAGGTACAGTAACAGTACCCGTAAAGGAAGGTGCTATTAAATCAGCTTTTGTAGCAACAGCCGTTGCAATGTTATCAAACTCTGCACCAATCTCTGAACCCTTAATAATCTTTGAAGGGTTGCCAGAGGCTAAAGAGTCCTTTACGGAAAAGTTAGTTGTTTTAGTATAGTTAGCCATTAGATAGTTCTCCCTACTGTAGCTTGTGCTGTAATTCTTTGTATTGATAAAGGTGAACCGTTAATCAAAGCTTCTACACCTAACTGTATAACAGCTCCGCCACCACTTGCATTTACACCTGGTCTGTTTACTAAGACACCTGCGTTAAACTCACCTTCATTATATTCTGCAATGTTGTACTCTGCAATAACTTGTGTAGTCAGTGTAAACTTCCTTTTCTTGTAAGCGTATGAGTAGTCATAACCCCAGTTAAGAGTAACATCTGTGTTAGAACCACCTATAACAGTCATCTTCAAGTTTTTTAACAGTTTTAGATTAGAGGGCGCACCGAAGTCTAAGTAGTTTGTAAAGTAAGACATCTGATAAGAAGCATCGTTATCTATATACCCATCGTATATACCAATACCTAGTTGTTCTCCTAAAAGCAACCTGTTATCACGAGTTTGCAATAAAGCTGTAGGAGTAATACCCGTCCATGTAGTTGCTCTGTATGCACCATTACTCAGAGGTGTTCTCGTATCAAAACAAAATACAATATCTGAACTCTCTAAAGAGATTAGAAAGAAAGCTTCTTTTGGGGAGTATACAGACTTTGTAGTACCTGTTTCTGCTTCGAGTAAAGACTCTAGGTTTGAGCGAACATTAGAACTAATATCTGTTAAAGGTACAGATTTCTCTTGAACAGTTCTTGCTAAACTTCTTACACCAGATGCACTAAGGAATAACAAGTCACTCCCTGTGCTTTGAATGGTATCTCTTGAGAAACAACCAATACCTATAATAGTATCTGCTAAAGACATTGTAGCTGGGTCTGTAGCACCTTGATATATCAGTATCTGTCTTGTGCCAAAGATAACTAAGAAACCGTTATGGGCTACTAAAGCTACGATTGTATCACTACCATCAGCCCACACTTTAGAAATATCAATAGACCCCGAAGAGCCTGTGTCCCATTTCATTCCTGTTAATAAATCAGACCAATAGATAACTGTACTGTTTGTTGAGGTGTCACATACCCAAAGTCTACCAAAAGCAGAGATAGCTACATTACCCTCTGGTACAGTGCCGCTGTAGTCTGGGTGGTCTTCCACAGCTACTGCAGAAGTACCATCATAGATAACAGGCTTGGCTCCTTTACGGAATAGGTAATGTTTGTTGTTAAGAGTAGCTGCCTGATAGTTACCGTCTGTTACAGTATAACCTGCAGGGGTAATGTCAACTAACGTACCCTCACCTTTATAGATAGCTGAGTCAGAAGCACTAATAGTTTCTGTCAAGCCTTCTGTAGTTACATACTCACTGAGGTGAACTATAGTATCTGGGTTAGTGTCTGTAAGGTATCTCCAACCTTTCCTAGCACCTACACGACCAAACTGGTCAATAACACAGTTAGTAGCGTCTAGTGCGAACTGCTCAGGTAATGCAGTAGGAGAATCTTCCGTGTTTAACCCAAAAAACCCAGGAGCTTGTATAGTTATACTTTCTAAACGATTAGCCATAGTAGCTCCTTATACATAATTCCAGATAAGTTCTTCTGGGTGATGTGCAGCGTCTAGTGAGATAGCTGTGGCTACATCATTCTGTGCAAACAAGGCTTGCTCTGACACAGACTGTCCACCAGTCTCTCCACGCTCTCTTAGAGCATACGCATAAGCCCACTGAATAACAGGACTACTAGGCACTAACAACACATCTGTATCTGCAGTTAAGTTGTTTGGTCGTTTAACACCATAAACCGTAAAGTTCTTAGCTGAGTTGGGTGTCTGATAGAATCTAATAAGCATATCTTGATTAGAGTCTAAACCATCTACTGCAAAAGACACTACATTGCCTGGTGCGTTATCTGTACCTAAGTTTTGGTCACGAATACGAGTAAGTGACTCTAAGTAAACCTGTGCGTTATCTGTTTCATTTTTAATTTCAATAATCTTACTACGAACACCAAAACCTGTAAGAGAGTATGTAGGTTGCCCTGCAATAGTTGTGATAGGGAAGCTCTGTCTTAAAGCTGTCCAATCCCAAGCATCCTCTACAAGTCTTTTAGCGTCGTTGACAAAGTCTCCTATGAGAAGGCTGTAGTCACTTTCATTTATATTAACAACAGGTTCTTCTCTAAGCCTCCGAAGAACTGCGTTGACAAGGTCTAAATAAGTCATATCTCTCCTTTATAATGTTCTTTCCAATACTGCCCTAGACAATAAAGGGTCATTGTCATCTAATAAAGGGTTGTCAGTTGTTCTTGGCCCAAATATAGGGTCTTCTTCTTCGTCTACGATACCTGGAGGGTTTCTACCTTCCGATTCGAGTGCACCTAATACCCCAAGGCTTAACTGTATGTTGCTCAGGTCTATATCACCTAAGTCTATACCTAAGTCTTGGATTTCTGGTAAAGTACGACCACCAAAGTCACCAAAGTCATAACCACTTAAATCTACTTCCCCGAAGTTAAAGTTAGAGTCAGCTAACCCCTCAAAACCAAACTCAGGTAACAGTTCGGTATCAAAGTCAAAACCACTGAGGTCTACTTTACCAAAGTCAAACCCTAAGTCTCTTAAACCTCCAAAACCAAACTCAGGGACAAGGTCTTGAATATCTTTGCCAATTTCTGAGAAGAAGTCTTGGTAGTTAATACCTATGTCAGGTAAGCTTATGTCTTTGCCAGACAAGTCGACTATCTTGTTAAAGTCTGGTAACTGGCCACCTCTGTCATAATACTCATTAGCCCCTCTATAGATAGCCGTAGCGGGGTCTACACCTTCGTCTAACAAGACACCTGTCTTAATCCCTGCATAACCTAAAGCCTCTAAATTTTGATTCCCTGAGCCAATGTATTCTGCAACTTCATCACCAAACTGGTTTGCAATTATTCTTGAAGGGTTTTCCCCTGCAATTAAGTCTGCAGCAGCCTGGTCTAAATCCATGTTTTCTGTTATAAAGTTCCCTGCACCTTCTCCAAAAGTACCTGAAATGGCTTTGTTAAGTTTAGGGGCTAAGTCAAGTTCTTTTACAAAGTCAGCACCATAAGCCCCTACAAGGGATTGTACTGGGTCTGCACCATCTGCAATTCTTCCCGCAGTGCTTGCAGCTTTAAGTAACTCTGGGTTCTTTAAGGCTCCTACAAACTCCCCGTAGGTAGAGAAACCTAAGTCAATCAGCTCCGAGGCTGTGATAGGTTGGCCTGTCTTTATTTTAGAAGCTGTTCTAAGGATAGCCCCGTAAGCGGGATTCCAAATAGACACGGCAGTTTGTAAGTAAGGATTATCTAATGCAGTGCCAATGTCATCGCCAAGGTCTTTTACAGAGTCTGCTACTGTGTCTAGTACATTAATAACACCTTCACCAAAGTCATCTAAAGGGTCTTTTAGCCCTAGCTTCTTAGAGACGTTTGTAACTGCATCTTTACCTGTGTTGACTACGTTTCTAGCCCCTTCGCTAAGGTCATCTAAAGGGTCTTTTAACCCTACTGTTTTACTTACATTACTGACTGCATCCGAAACGGCTTTTACTGCACCACCCATACTTTACCCCCTCATTTTTAACTCATAACAACCCTCGTTTAAAGGGGTTGAATGGTTTTGCCACTTATCTTGATTGTCTGCTTTGTAGTAAACAGGTAAGTTTGTTTCTGATGTCAAAGCCTTTAGTTTCTTGTAAATACCTATGTCTTTCTTTTTATTATCAGATAAGAAATAAGTTATGAAAATGTAGTCGTCAGTTAAAATATAAGTTAGGTAAGACTTACCGCTTTCTAGGATGTAACAATTATCTAACAACAAAGTCTCTAAGAATAACTTGTAAGAACCTTTAATAGTTCCCTCTACCAGACCAGTTACAACTTTTTCTAGTTCTGCATCGTTAAGCACACTAGCCTCCTTGGATAATATCGTTGTATTCTATCAATGACACTAAGATAGTTGTATCTCCACTCGTAAGAGACTCTATCTTATCACCATTTTGTAAGGCAATAAACTCGTTGTAGTTCCCACCAATCTTAAAGAACTCATTAGAGGCTAAAGA